TCGGTCGTGGTGTTCAGGGCGCCGACCGCGGTGCCGGCCGCCTTGACCATCTCGACCACATTCGGGTCGCGATCGCCATACAGTTCCTTGGCGACGCTCATGATGTCGCGATTGAGCTTGCCTGCGAGACCGACGCAACGGGCGTATCGCGCGAAGCGGATGCCCTTTGCCGGTTCCGGTTGCGCCTTAACGCTGACGCCGGGCGTCGCCTGCACGGTGACATCGCTGCCGTCTTCGTTCTCGATCTTGCGCACCGGCTTCGCGCCCTTGGCAAGATCGGCCTCGGCGCGCTTGAGGCTCGGCAGGTCGCGGTCGATGGTGGCGACCTCGGCCTCGAGGGTCTTGATCTCCTCGAGCTGCTGGTCGTTGAGCGACTCGTCGGTCGACTCGTGGATGGTCGCGATCGCGGCCATGTTCGCTGCACGCTTCTGCTCGAAGCGCGCGATCTTCTCGCTGATCTTCACGTTACTGCCCTCCTTGGGCGTCTTGGTCTGTTGCGATTTTCCCGAGACGCCGGGCGGGGTGAGACGAACGACCGCAAACTGCTTTTGGCCTGACGCGGCCCGCTGCTTGGTGTCGATCGATTTGACTGTCTGGATGGTGCATTCGCCGTTCGCGGCGATCGTGACTGCGCTCAGTTCCAGCCAAAGCCAGCGGATGAACCGGTAGCCGTAGCTGCCGTCGTCAAGGCGCGAGTATTCAAGTTCCTTGAAGCCGATCGACAGGCCGCGGACCAAGCCGCTCTTGAGGGACTGCCATGCCTCATCCAGCCGCTCTTTCAGCTTGCCCGGTTCGTCCACCTTGACGAGTTCGCAGGTGACCTCGATGCCCTCCGCGGTGACCTTGGCCTTCGTGACGTGGCCGAGCGGCTCGCGCGAATTGTGCTGCCAGAGGAACGGGATCGGCAGGTTGAACTCGGCACCCTTGGGCTCGACGATGTCGCCAACACGATCTGGAGATGGCGTCGTCGCGATTCCAGTGATGATGCGCTGGTCCTCGTCAATCGACTTGATGGTCAGGAGCGAATAGGCACGGTTCATAGTGATCTCCCAAGTCGGATCATCAATTTTGAATTGAAAAGCCCAGCGTGGATCACCATAATGGTGATATGACATCAGACGCTTTCAAACGCTGGCTCACAGCCATGGCTATCTCCGGGGCGGAAGCCGCCCGCCTTCTCGGCGTTCAACCCAACACGGTGGTTCGGTACCGAAAACAGGGTGCTCCGCTTGCGATAGCCCTCGCATGTGCCGCGCTCTACCACCGCCTAGACAAATGGAAGTAGAACCCCGTGTCTGATTGCATCTACGCGCTACGCTGCCCGGTCAGTGGCGAAATTCGATACATCGGGAAATCGAACGATCCGCAGAAGCGGCTTTACCTCCACGTCTTCGCGGCCATGCGGAATTACAACGACCACCAAACCGCGCGGTGGTTGCGGACCCTGCAAGAACAGGGCGTTTCTCCAGTTCTGGACGTACTCATCGAGGTGCCAGCAGGTGACGATTGGCGCCCCCACGAACGTCGGCTGATCGCTGAAGCGCTCCGAAGTGGCTGCAGGTTGACGAATCAAACTGTCGGCGGCGAAGGCGTCGAACTTCTTGCTGAGGCTGACGAACAAAGGCGCCGAGACTCTATGCGCGCAAGCTGGACAGACGCGCGTCGGGCTAAACATTCAGCGCGACAAAAAACGACCTGGGCAAACCCGGAAATACGCAAGCGCCGAATCGCCGGGTTGAAGGCCAATGCCGCAACACCAGAAAGGCGGGCGGAGTTGATCGCGGCATCGCGCTCAAGATCCACTGTCGTTATTCAGCGCCTTCAGGATGGAAGCAAGGCGTATTGGTCGCGCCCCGAAAACCGCCAGGCCAAAAACCAAGAAACCCGCGCCCGCATGCTCGGCGGACAAGCGAAGGCAATGTCAGAGAAACAGTGGTCAGATCCCGAGCGGCGCAAGGCTCAAGGCGAGAGAATGAAGACGATGAGTCCGGAGCGGCGTAGAGCCTTAAGCGAAAAGATGAAAGAGGTTCGCGCCCGAATAAAAGCCGAGCGCACCATCAAAGAATTATAAGTTGGTGCTTCGCCTTTTCGGGCTCCGGCTGGATCTTCCGGCCGATTGCCATGATCAACGCCGATATGCCGTCGATGCGCCCGGTTGAATGCAGTTTGTGGGGCATCAGGTTTTCGTTCTTGTCGCGATGCGTCTTCAGGTTGCTCGCCATCCACTTGAGGACCGGGTTGTCGCCGTGGTCGAGCTTCGTCGATGCCAGCAGGTTCAGCAGTTCCTTGGTCGGCTCGCTGTAGCTGCGCAGGCCCTGGATGAATTCGACCATCGGGACGCCTTTGCCGAGCAGGCTTGCCGCGAGCTGTGTTGCGTTCCACGGGTCGTAGGCAACCGAATCGATGACGTGGTCATCGGCGTCGGCCAGCACCGCCCGCTCGATCTCGTCGTGGTCAATGACGTTGCCCGGCGTCACCTCGATGTGTCCCTGGTCGACCCACTCCCGGAACGGCACTCGGTCCTTCTCGGCGCGCTCCTCGAGGGTGTCGAGCGGCATCCAGAACCGCGGTACGATCCGCATCCGGCCGCCGGCCTCTTCCGGTTCGAACAGTTTTACGAACGCCGAAATATCGATCTTGCTCGACAGATCCAGCCCCGCCCAGCATTTGCGGCCGCGCAGGTCCGCCGGGTCGAACCGTCGCCCGCCGTTCTTCGCCCAGACCTCCATGTCGATGGCGCGCTCGGCCGAGGAGGTCCGCACGTTGAGGCGCAGCCGCTTGAACGCCGACTGCGCCGATGGTGACTTCGCCGCCTTCTTCGCCTGGCGCTCGAGGTCGTCGAACTTGACGCTGATGCCCAGGTTCGGATTGGCCTTCGCCCAAACCGCCGGATCGTCCCATCGGTCGCCCTTGTCGATCGTGGCGATAAACGCGAACGTCGCGTCGTCCTCGATGGTGCCCTCGAGCACCTTCGTCGCGTAGTCGTTCTCCTGCGCATAGACCGACTCGGGGCTGTCGTCGCCGGCCGTCGTGATGATCCAGAGCAGCGGCTGCCGGCGAGCGCCGAGGGCGGTGTCGAGCACGTCGAGCAGTGCCCGGGTCTTGTGCTTGTGCAGTTCGTCGATGAGCACGCAATGCGGGTTGAGGCCGTCGAGCGTCTTCTCGTCCGACGATAGCGGCTCAAACTTGCTGGCCGTGCCCTCGACGCTGATGTTCGATTTGAACCGCGCGAGCTCGGCCGATAGTGCCGGCGAGGTCGCGACCATGCGCTTCGCCTCGTCGAAGATGATGCGCGCCTGATCCTTCTTCGTCGCTGCCGCATAGATTTCGGCGCCCGGCTCGCCATCGCAGACCAACATGTCGAGACCGACGCCGGCCAGTTTCGTGCTTTTGCCGTTCTTGCGTGCGACCTCTTCGTAAACCGACCGGAACCGCCGCGTCCCGTCGGCGCGCTTCCATCCAAAGACGCTGCCGATTACGAACTTCTGCCAGGGCGCCAGCTCGACCGGCTTGCGGGACCACTCCCCTTTCGAGTGCCGCAGGAACCGCGGGTAAAAGCCTATGCGGAACTGCGCAGACTCCGCGCTCCACACCAGCCCGCGCTCGGCGCCAAGCTCTAGGTCGGTCAGGTGGCGCTTGCACGCCAGCTTGACCAATTTGCCGGCTACGACCTCATTCGCGACGACCGCCCGTGCATAGGCCGTCGCCTCGTCAAGAGTCGAGCTTGTCTGGCTTGAGCTCAAGGTACGCCGCGAGGCTGCCTCGGACGGCCCGTCCCCTTCCTCCGGCTGGCGCGTCATTCGAGAACTCCGGGGCACGCGAACCAAGCGACGCGCGGGCGGCCGGGCTGAAGCCCAGTTCCGAGCCGAACGTCTTCATCAGCAGCGCTTGCCGATTCATGATCCCCAAGAATGGATTCTGTATCGCGTTGCCGTCCTTGGTCTTGACCACCTGGCCCATCGACCGGACCTGCAGAACGGCCTTCTGGTATTCGACGCAGGCGTTGACGAAGGTCGCCAAGATGTCGCGGTCAGTCCCCGTCAGCAGGCCGGGCGGCGCGTGGTCGACCACATAGTTCCACTGCTCGCGCTGCTCTTCGTCCATGTAGGCCGGCGGGGCCCATAGGTCGCCCACGCCTTCCGGCTCTTCGGCCGGCATCGGCCGCCGGCCAGGATTGCCGTGCAGATCGCGGAGAACAGTCGGGACTGGCTTACGGCCGCTGGTCATCGGCTGCGATCTCCGCAAAGGTTCGTCCGTCACCCTCGAGGGTCGCCACCTCGCCGGCGAACGCTTCCCAGCGCTTCACCGCGACATCGACATAGGCGGGGTTGAGCTCCACAGCCAAGCAACGCCGGCCGGTCATCTCGGCTGCGATGATCGTCGTGCCGGATCCGCTGAACGGCTCGTACACCGCGTCACCCGCCTTCGAATTGTTCTCGATCGGCCGGCGCATGCACTCGACCGGCTTCTGCGTGCCGTGGCCGGTGCTGGCTTCCGCGCCTTCCTTGGTCCCACCCATGGGGTTGTGATTGGCGATCTGCCAAACCGTGGTCTGCTTCCGGTCGCCAGCCCAATGGCCAGAATTGCGAACGGCGTACCAGCATGGCTCGTGCTGCCAGTGGTAGTCTCCCCGCGAAAACGTAAAGTGTTGCTTCGCCCAAATGATCTGTGATCGCCGCTTAAAGCCGGCCGCCTCCAGACTCGTGATTACGACGTCGTTGAAGAGCGAAGCGCACCAGACGTAGGCGACATCGCCGGGGAACAACTCCCAAGCGGGCGTCCAATCAGCCCGATCGTCGTTGTCGACCTTGCCGCGCGCATGCCGCTTGAAGTTGTCGTGCCGCTCCCTCCACGTCGGGTCGTACTCCACCCCATACGGCGGGTCGGTCACCATCAGGTGCGGCTTCTCCCCGGCGAGGGTCCGATCGACCACCGCCGCCTCCGTGCAATCGCCGCAGGTGATGCGATGCCGACCGAGCAGCCAAACGTCGCCCAAGCGCGAGACCGGATCGACCGGCGGCTCCGGGACCTCGTCGGGATCAGTCAGGCCCGCCTTCGCCGCCGCCTTGCCGAACAGCTCCTCGACTTCCCCGGCGCCGAAGCCGGTCAGCCCCAGGTCGAAATCCAGACCGCGCAAGTCGGTCAATTCCAGCGCCAGCAGCGCGTCGTCCCACCCGGCGTTCAAGCCCAGCTTGTTATCGGCGATCACGTAGGCCCGCCGCTGCGCCTCGGTCCAACCGCGGGCGACCATCACTGGCACCTCGGCCAGGCCGAGCAACTGAGCCGCCAGCACCCGGCCGTGACCGGCGATTATCCCGCCCGCCTCATCGACGAGAACCGGCATCGTCCAGCCCCACTCCCGAATCGAGGCCGCTATCTCCGCCACCTGACTCTCGCTGTGCGTCCGGGCGTTCCGGGCATACGGCGTCAGGCTCGCCAGCGCGC